GAGTCGATTTTGGAAGAAGCCCACGAAGACCGTGCCGCAATCGCTCGGCTGAATGTCATGCTCAAGACAACGCTGTCAGTGCTGGCCGTTGTGTCGGGGTTGTTAGCGTGGACCCTTGAGATGGTGCTGCGTTAGCGCAAGTTGCGGTATGGGCTTTCCGTCCACTCTTCGACGGGCGGGCATGTGCAATCGTGTGCGTGTGTGTCGTGAATCTCGCACCAGAAGTCGCCGCACGAGCACGGCACCCAGCCAGGTAGCCGGGGCTCAGTGTTAAACGACGAGATTTGATACATCGTATTCGACATGGAGATGATCTATTTCCAGCACAACATCAAACCCGTCTCCGAGAGCCTCGGCCACACACTCGGCAAAGTCGTAGCGGGCTCCTTCAATTAGGTCGCGGGTCCGGTAGTCGAGCCCACCACCATATATATGCTTCGACGGATGTTGGTGTTCTTCTACTCCACCCGTGATGACACAATCGACTCCGAAATCGCGGCATACTTGATCGACGACAAAGGTTGCGTGGCACATCGCCATCGCGGGAGAGCAAAACCGAACACCGTCCTTAATCTTCATCATTCAACCACCTCGTTTTTAGTTGGAACTTCGCCGTTTTCAAGCATTCTCTCATACGTCACAGCCACAGCCAGAGCCGCCCACATATCCTTCCTAAAACCGTACAGTGGGCCAGGACTGGCCTTTTTTCCGATAGCCTTATCCTTGCCGGGGCCGTACAGGTCGATCAATGCAGCCCGAATATCGGCATCGTTGGCGCGATTGGTTGAGCACAACTCCATCTTCACATCTCGGCGAACCAAGCGTGCCGGTTCGGCTATCGTGCGAGTTTCCCAGGCCGACAAATACCGACCTATGACAACACAGGTTTCAAAGACCTCCCGGCCAACACGTTGTCCATAGCAGGCGATCATCTCAATAACACAACACCAATCCTTTTTGTGGTGAAAATCTCTCAGCCATTTCTCAAGAACGTGATTGTCGAGGATCTGGCCGTTCACTTCACCGTCGATGTCGATGGTCACCACCGCGCTGCGGTCAGTTCCGGGGTCAATTGCGATGATTCGTCGTTTCAATTTCGACCGTCCATCGTGGCGAAGTATCGCATGGCTCGCCGTTTAGCCGCGCTGGCCTCGTGCCGGGTCATACCCAGACTTTTTGCAAACGGGATAAACGCACCCCCAACTGCCATGTGTCGTTTGTAAAGCTCGATGTCGATTTTTAGCTGGTCCGTCATCTGCGGTGCAGCACGATTTCTCGCAAAGGTGCATTTTCTTGGATTCTTACGGTTGCCCGACCATGTGCTGCGGCATTTTCCGTTCTGGCAATATAGATTTTGAGTCCAATAATGGCCGTTCGTATCCGGCAAATCGTCCTCGGTCCTCATCGAAAAGCATCTCGTTCCGGTTTTCACCGTTCCCCTTTGTTAAGCCTTAAAGCTGTTGTCGCATTGGACGAATGCTCCGCGACCCCAGTCTCGATAGAATCGGCCCAGGCTTCCAGCAGGCGACGAACGGGACAGCATGACATCGAGTTCAACCATCGCGTTGTCGCATTTGTCTTTCTCGATTTTTATCACACACGACGACTTAAATTCGAGGCTGCCGCCTTTCACCATTCCTAGCCTATTGGTCTCGCTGACGACGAGAAACGCAAGGCTGCCCTTTGACAACTTCGCAGCACGCACCGCAAAGTTCCGCCAAACCGACAGCGCGCCCCAATAGTCTCGATCGCCCTCGCCGCTCAGGTCAACCAAGGCGTTGATCGAGTCGAAGACGCAAAGGATCTTGTCGTCCCCCCAACCAACAGCCTCTCGAATCCGGCCAATCGCATCGCGAGGTTGAAAGCCAACGTCGGGTGTAACTAGCGTGAGCCGCTCTGAGACCTGCGATGGAATCGTGCCACCACACTTACGCATGAAGGCCTGGATGGCTTCCGAGCGGTCCAACTCACAGTTCAGATAGATTACCCGCCACCCTGCCAGTGATGCCTCGACGGCGGCTCCGATGGCGAAGGTGGTTTTGCCGCTCTTGGCGTTTCCGGCGACGGTTGTGCACCCGTAGCCTCCACCGAATGTCATATTGTCGACAGCAGCCACCCCGGTAGGAAATCGAGGCTGCGAAGACAACTCGATGGTGGTGAGCTTGTCGACCGCGCTGTTCTCAGTCGGCTGCTTTACCGATTCAGCCAATACCTGCATGAGTGTGATCGACACATCATCGACTTTGTTTTCGCGATAAAAAATGAGCTGCGAAATCAACTCATCCACCTCGTCGTTTGGACAACCTGACAAGGTGAGTGCAGCCTCAAAAGCCGCCATGTCGGGGATTGTCATCGCGTACTCGCTGCGATCTCCGATTGGCATCAAGTTGAGCATTTCTAAATGCTCCCTGGCTTTCGGATTATCCAAGGGCATCGGACGCCTTTGCAATATCATCAAGTGTGAACTGCTTTTGAGCTTGGTCACGCGCAGCGATTTCAGAGCGGATCTGGGCGGCCCCTTCGCGAGCCTTAACCAAGCCTGCCCACTCCCGAGATTCGGCTACATCGCCAGGTCGAACGCGAGGCCACCAGTTCCGAGCAGACGCCACAAAATCTTTTTTCCCAGCCAGCCGCATTTTCGGGATAATCCACCCGAACCATGCGTAAATATCTTCGGGGGAATACACCACGCCATCGGGTTTGACGGCGATCATGGCCTCAAGGGTCTTCGGCGGGAGCTTTGGAACTTCCGGCGGCGGAACTGGAGCTTTAGCGACACTCCCCTCCCCTTCCACTCCTATCCCCTCCAAGTGGGGATCCGGGGGATCCGGGGGAATCAGGGGACGCACAGGTTGACTCTCAGCGTTTGGGTGTGGAAATCTTGACACCGAGGCACGCTTGGAATTTCCTCGATGCGTCTCATAGTTCACCAATTCGATGAATTTTCGTCCCTCCACCTCGTAAATTACGAGTGGCGGATCGTCGCCCGACGCAAGCTCATACACCCAGATCGCCAAATCTGAAGCGTTGACCTCTTCCCGCATCGGGAACAATTGGCTCAACAATAAACGGGGTCGCGCATCGCACCGACCGTAGTCGTCTACCACCAACAGGAGTTTAACGAAGACCAACTCGGCCATCAGCGAACGAGCCGCCATTGACTCACTTGCGTTGAACTCCCCTCTCACAACCCTGTTTGCCATCGTGCCCCACCCCCCAGTGGTATCGTAATTTCTAAGTATCCGATTTTGTATTCGATGCCTTCATCGCCGTATCTATTGCTCCGCGAATACTGATCTCTCGTTTGTCGCTTTCGGCGTAAAACCAGTACCCCTCGAAATGGTCGATCATCGCTGGGTGGCTCTCAAGCCAATTCAACCTGCGATGGTCCCGTTCCTTCCGCTTGCCCCGATCGAATTGCTTGGTTAGCAAATCTTGAAGATCGTGCTTGTCTCGCTCCAACACTTCGATGCGTCTACTCATCACCTCGACAGCTTCGACGAGTGAGATTTCGTCGCGAAGTAACTTCGTCATCCCTCTACTTTCCTCCGTCAATTTTCAAACTATAGATTCCGAAATAATTCGCAAGTTTTTTTACACGAATGACATCAAATAACACGGACCTCTCATTTTCTCTTGCGTAGACATACCGGATCGCTATAAGTTCAAAAAGGGGGACGCGAAAACATGAAAGTCGAACTGTCGAATGGTGCCATCACTGCAAGCACCACGGACGCATACAAGGTTGACACCCGCGCCATCGACGTGACGGTTCATACGACTGATCGCAAATCCAAACTTGACGTCAGCTATTGGCATAAAGAGAGGACGATGGAAGATTACATTTCCCTGCGCGTGGACATCGAGGAACAGTGGTATGAGCAGCCCGAAGATGATAAAACCGGCAGAATCGAGTTGGCGGGCCAACTCACCCAGTTCCTTTCGCTAGACCAGGCACGCGATCAGGTTCAGGCGCTTAACAGCGCGCTCGCAGAAGCCGGTGACTTCGTGTCGATTTATCAGGTTGATCCCGTCGAGCACTCCGTCGACCTTGAAGACCTCGCCCAGACGCTCAGCGATGTTCTGTCAGAGGGTGCGGAGTGGGGGGGCGATATTCGGGGAGAACTCTTGGCAACCATCTTCGACGCTCTGAAAGATGAGTTTGAAGGCCAGTCACTGCACATGCGCGAAGACGATCCCTTACTTCTCAGCGTCCGTAAAGTCGCCAATCCCGACGCTCCCGCCCGCATCTCCGACCTGGCTGGCTCACGGCTGGAGCCGGGAAGATGAAACATCTATACGGGCGAAAACCGCTTGAGTTCGATTTCGCTCCACCTACCCGACATAACAAGACCCTGCGATTTCGTAGGGTTTTTGCGGTTATGTTGGTCATTTCTTCCGCACTACTTTTCGGACACTCAGGGTGTAGTGCGGTTGAAAACGCCGAATGTATCGGCAGAGAGCTAGTAGGGCTCGCTCCGGTAGGCTGCAACCCTGCCGGGGCGAGTCAGGAGTATAAAAGATGAGCGAAGAACCAAGACTTTCCCCCTCGATCGCCCACAAGTTGAATCAGTACCCCCTTGCCGGGTGGGCTGCTCACCGCTTGCTCGGAAACTTTCGCCGCGCATCGACAAGTTCAAATGTCGACGGCTCGCTCTGGCACGCTGCTGTCATGGGCGGGACGAATGAAGTCGAGGTGATCGACTGTGACTCCTTCCGAACCAAAGATGCCAAGGCCGCACGCGATCACGCTCTGGCCGAGGGGAAACTCCCCGTCACCGCAGCGAAGTGGGCGAACTACGAACTTGGTTCGGCACGGATTCGCCGGTCGCTTGAGGATATAGGGATCGAGTTCGGCGGCATTGTAGAGGAACGAATCGAATGGGCTGAAACTACCGAGGCGGGTCAAACCGTAGATTGCTCAGGGTACATCGACCATCGCGACGGGCTGAACATTATCGACCTCAAAACCGACCCGGCAATGACTCCCGACGCAGCCGCTAGGTCAATCGTGAACTCTCACGCGCTGCTACAGGAACCCGCGTATAGGAGCGCCATCTCAAGTCTCTTAGACGTCGATTTGGAGCGTGTAACGATGACTTACGTGTTTGTTCAGGTAGAGGAACCATTCGCGGTTTTCCCGGTTCAAATGTCGGGTGAGTTCCGCGAGCTTGCTCACTTGAAATGGCGCAGGGCGATCGAAACCTGGGCGAAATGTTTGGCGCGAGGCAAATCGCGCGAGTTCTGGCCCGGTCCAGCAAGCCAGATTCAGACAGTGCACGCACCGCAATGGATGGTCAATCAAGAGATGGAGAGAGAAGAAATTCGATGACGAGAATTTTCAAAGACATTCCGGCAAAAAGAGAGCGCGTCCCGATGCTAGTTGGCCTCGTGGGGCCGTCTGGATCAGGCAAGACGTATTCAGCACTCCGGCTTGCAACTGGGATGCAACGTGCCACGGGTGGCGAAATCTTCTACATCGACACAGAATCGCGGCGGGCATTACATTACGCCGATGACTTCAAATTCCGGCATATCGCGATGGAAGCCCCATTCTCACCCCTCGACTACTTGGCGGCGATTGAGCATTGCGTCAAACAAAATGCGGGGGTCTTGATCGTCGATTCAATGTCGCACGAGCACGAGGGACCGGGTGGCGTGCTCGAAATGCACGACACGGAGCTTGATCGCATGGCGGGCGACGATTACCGAAAGCGTCAAAAAATGACGTTCACCGCTTGGAAGGAACCGAAACAACAGCGGCGTAGGCTAATCAACTCGATCCTACAGCTAGGCGTGAATGCGATATTCTGCTTTCGGGCCAAGGAAAAGCTGCGGATCATCCCCGGCAAAAATCCAGTCAATCGAGGGTGGCAAGCGATTGCAGGGGAGGAATTTGTCTACGAAATGACGGCAAACGTCCTGCTCTACCCCGGCGCAGAAGGCGTGCCGAACTGGAATCCCGACGAAAAGGACGAACGGGCGATCACGAAACGCCCCGCAAAGCTCGCGAGCAAGTTTTCGGATGGACAACCGCTCTCAGAGGATTCGGGCGAAGCTCTTTCCCGCTGGGCGGAAGGCGACACGGATAATCAAGTCTCGGACCAAGACTTCGCGCAATCGCTCATCGAATTGACTGACGTAGCGACTAGGGATCAGCTTACAACCTTGCGCGAGTCCTGGGTCGATCGAAATTGGTCGCCAGAGCAAAAAGTCGAACTCAACAACGTGCTACGAGTCAAGCTCAATTCGCTCTCTGAATAGCGGCGAATCGGATTTAGACATCAGTTCAAGGTAACTGAATCCAGCCCCCCGAAACGCCTCGGGTGCAGAGATTAGAGTCCCGCTAAAGCCAACGCATTCGCCTTCGCGCACGATCGCGTGAGAGTAGAGGGGTTTCTCATCTGCTAGGAAGCTCGCGCCTTTATTTGTCAGACACCAGAAGCCAGAGTCCTTCTTTCTGGGATCATCGTTTATTCGCTGGGCGATCAGTTCCCAATATCTAAATTTCGCAAAGTCGCCGCCGCCGCTCTTGCCTTGAAGATCCTTGATGTGCACCCAGGTCTCCCCTTCCCGCGTGCGCTGCCACAGATCGTACAGCGCGAGCAGGTCGCCTTTTGGCAGCCGCCGCCTGTAGGTTCTTCGGACGTGACCGCATGTGTCGCATCTCGACTCTTGGACGCTCATTCTGGGCTGCCAAATAGCTTGGCCCACTCTTCAGGCCGAATGCCGGTGAGAATGAACTCACGTTCTTCGTCGCTGCACTCGGTGAAATGGTCTTGAATCAGTGGTGTTCCCGGCGCACGAGCCCAGAAATCCCATTGCTCAACCTTCAACTCCGTAGTGTTGATGCTCATGCTCACGGGTGCTCCGTTGAGCGGTGACTTTCGGGTGACTTCGATCATATTTCATGCCTCCTTCGATTTTTCGAGCTTCAAAGCCCGCCGGGAATGGCGCTGGCGACAAGCCCCGCTGCATTTTTTTGCATCTCTTCGCTTGGCTTTGAACTTCGCGCCGCACTCGTCGCACCATAAGAACCACGCCACTACCACGTTCTGTTTTTCCGTGATCGGAACTGCTTTTTTCACAGGGTTTCATAGCTCCTATCTTTGACGCGCAGCTTGATGTAGGTGCACCCAAAATTTGGGGCTCCAAAGTGGTCGAGTGGCTCGAAACCGGGCTCGGATCTGTAAGAGGCTGCTTCGCTTTCTTCCTCGGTCGCCCCGTCAGCGTCTCCGTCATATTCGACGTTGAAACCTTCGTAAACAAGCTCGTCGTCGTCGCAAAACATCTTGAAATGTACCCTCTTCGGGTGCTTCTTGATCTCTTCACTCGATAGGGTCGCGTCTCTCGGCCCTACCATCCCCACGGCGTTCATATTGTTGCCGCCTTTCTCTTCGTCACCTTCCGCGAAATGGTCTTTCGTTATCACCCAACCGTGTTCAATCATGCTGCCGCCTCCTCTAATCCCCGATTATTTGCGATTCGAGCACCCGGTCGACATTTGACTCTGAATACCTCGACGCTTGGGGCATCCATTCATACCGGTACCCGCTTCTCGCATTCCATGCTTGCCATTGCGTAAATGCTTCACGCTCTGAATTTGCGCCTACTCTGAACGCGATTGACGCAACCCCTTCCGCGCCGGACAGTCTCGCGTTGACCATGTAGTTTTTGACTTTGACACGTTCAATCATCTAAAAGTCCTCCATGTAAAAATGAGTTCCGTAGAAGTCGTTTACTGCGTCCAAAAAATCCTGCGATCTCGGCTCGATTACTTCGATCCAATCACCATCGGGCAGCGAATCGTTGCCCCGTTCGATCGGCGTGGTGAATAGATCAACCCCGTATTCGCCATCCATCACAAGCGCATAGCAACCGAATCCCGCGAGCCTGATAGGGATTCCAATCTTTGAACCAAAAGTGTGCCCCGCGTTGTTCATTTCAGATCCCTCCCATCGTCTATTTCCAGCCCGCCCTCTCGCAGGTCTTGCGCGTTTTCGCCGCGTTTTGCCAGTAGGGCGTCAAAACAATCGCCGCACGCTACGCCCGCCCTCGTTTTGCCCGTGAGGAGCACCACGTTTGGCATGTCGAGCACGCTTTTACAGTCCGGGCAGAATATCGTGCGACCCGCCGCGCCTGCGATCAAGTTACGGGTGATCTGGACGCGCATGTCGTCGAATCCGCTCACTTCGCACCCCCTTCCGGTCGGCTTAGGATCTTAAATCGTGCGATATGTTCCCAGCCCATGCCGTAGCAATGTGCCAATACGGAGTTTTCATCTAGTCGCCATCTCGATTCGACCACGGTTTCGACGGGGTATGCGATCCCGATCGCGCCAGACTTGCGCCCGGTAAAGCTAACTCGCCACTTGAATCCGCTCACTGCGCACCCCCTTGGGCGTTCAGCTTCACTTCGCACCGTTCGCACGATTCGTAAGTGCCCAAGATGGGGTGTTCGATGGTGAGCGTTGCCGGGTTCGAGCAAAGCGCGAACGCTTCGCAGGTGACGGCATCCTCCTTCCTGACCTTGTGTAGAACGATCGTGATATAACCGCCCTCGACGAGTTCCTTCAGCCTATGAGCCGCAGTCGTCGCGGCGTCGTAGGGCTTGATGCGCTCGCCGTCGTTCCCGATGGCTTTACCTAAGGCATCGAGCGTGTCTTTGAACTCCTCTCGAATGAACTTGAAAGTTGCGCCTTTCATCTACTTGCTCCCTATCATTGCTTTGAGGCCGAGAGGTGAAGCAGCCGAGAGGATCGGGGCCATCGAATAGCGTCCTTTGGGGAATACCGTCTCCTCACCTTTATAGACGGTAATCCGGCGCGCTTTGACTTCAATTGTGGGGCTGTCTTCACGTCGCCCCGCGCCTACCTCCCAAATCCATACAGTTTTCGCGCTGCGCCTCTGTACGTTGTAAGCCCATATGCAGTTGTGATCGCAGACCGATCGGCACGAATAGGTCTCGCCAGCGATGAATTTATACATCCGCGCCCACCTCCAGGGAAGGGTGCCCCGGTCGCACTGTGTAAATGTGCACGTAGTCGAGTTTTCCGCCGTGGCTCAGGTGCGAGTGCAAAGACTTCGCGTCCCTCTTGTCTATTTCAATGTAGACCCGCTTGAACTCTTCACGCGATTTGACCCAGGCCAGGGCGCTTTCGAGTTGTTCCGGCGTGCACGCCCAATAGGCGCGAGACTTCACGCCCGCCCATTCAGGGGGTCCGAATGAACTCAAAAACGAGTCGACTCCCCCAATCAAAAAAAAGTGGGTTTTTTTCTCTTCGGGTGTTCGTGCGTCCTGAAACAATGGTGTTTCAATCTCGCGCCTATCTTCGTCTATTACATCCATTTTTGCTGCCTCCGGTTGATTACTTCCAAAACCACAAAGCGAGCACCTCCGGCCAGGTGCCCGCTCTAGGTTTTTGAAGCTAAACCGCTACATGAAACAGAAGCTCCTCGGCCCCAAAAACGGTATTGGTGCCGCACTCGTCGCAGGGATATTTACGCGCGTCGGGCTCGCAGCCTGAAACCTCGTCGCCGCACTTAATGCAAAACCCTGGGTCGTCCGTTCCGAACATCTGCCTTTCTGCCGCTTTAGTAATGCGGGCCACCGTCAATGACTTGTGGATTTTTGCGGGCATCTATTTTTCTCCTTCGTCCAGGTGCTCGACATATGAAACAAAATCTCCCTCGTCCAGGTGCTCGACTTCATCCTCGCAGGGTTTGCAATACGTGCCGAAACCGTGTGGGCTGAAGATCGAGAACAACACACCCGCGCCAGATTTCCCGCAAAGCTGGCACTCGGGGGGTGATGCGCCGCCTACCTTCGCCAATGCTGCCGATAGTGTTTTGGGCATTAATACCTCCCCTCGCGAGCTTCTCGCTGTTCGTCGAGCATGTCCTGATAGTCGCGGTCGTCCTGATCCATGTTCTGACGTGACGTTGTGCAATCGCGGCATATTGACGATCGCGCCGACTTCGCGAGCTTCTGCCCGCAGAGAACACAGTCAAACCTACCCTCGACATCGGGGCAGCCTCCACCGTCGCCGAGGGGTGCTGGGCCATGACCGCAGCATGGGTAATCTTCACATCGTGGCATTGTTTTCTCCAATTGCTTTGACTGAATCGGGCAAATCCGATCCAATAAGTCGACCACAGAGCGCCAGGACCGCGCGCAATATGGTCGGCCTAGGGATCGGCTCTACTTATCCAATCGCATCGGCATCACAACGAATTCGAGCCGATCCCCCGAGCCGGTGTCGTCGATGGTCGCCACAAAGGCAGTCTCAGGGTCCGCGCCGAATTCAAACCGCAACATCTTACCGTCCCCCTTACGGGTCTCGCTGAACTGGCGCGCGGCAGCGAGTAGCGGCTCCAAGACCGCCAGGCTGATCGCAACCGTGTGATGCGCCGCGTGTCGCGATCCCGGTTCCATATAGGGGTGGACTTGTCTCCAATTGGGATATTCGACGTCGAGCTTGGCGGAACTGTAATCACATTGCTCGGGATCGGGACTCTCGAACAACACGTGACCGTTAGCGATCGACTTGTCGGCGTCAATTGAAACCGGCTCACTTGTCTTCTTGCGCTGAGATTTGTTCAGCTCGGCGATCGACTTGACGCCGACAACGAATTCACAGAGTCCCGGCTCTGGTTTCTCGCTCGGGATGAACCGCGCCAGGATATGGCCGGAAGTCGCGATCGTTTCGCCGCTACTCTCAAAACTCAGGGTATTAATGTTGTGGCGCGTCTCGTCTGTGCTGGCGCAATGGATCGGCGCAAGCGTCCTATGATTGACTTGCATTCTGTCACCTCAGGGTTTCGCCAGCATAAGCGCCAGCATTCCCAGAGTATCGCACGCCGAGACAGATGGCTTCTATTTATGCGTGTCAAAATAATCCGGCCAGGTGACGGCCAGGTGAACCGATTTAACAAGTCGACCTCAGAGTCCGGCTGCCTGGAGGGATAGTGGGAATAGAGGTTTGAGTCAGACACACCCACGACCTCGTGAAGCTCGCAGGGTCGACCAGGCGCGCCGATGTAGACTGACTCGCGCCGATGTAGAAACCCCCACACCACTGCATCTAGTGTTCGGGTCCACGTCGACCGACGAGAGCCAGCACGTCCCCCCTCGTCCGCCGATAAGTGTAATTATGACAAATAGAAGGAGGGGACCCCCCAAATCTCGGATCCCCGCGAGTAATAACCTCCCCCGCGTATCCAAGCCAGGGTTTCAGAGTTTCGCAAGAATCGTTGTTGTGATGAGAGGTATTGATTTATTCGGCGTATCGTTTGTTGACGTTCGGGTTTATCCCCGTGGGAATCAACAATAGGCATCGTAATCGAACTCAGAACGAGATTCGCCTGCCTTTAATAAGGTGGGGTTTTTGGGGTGGCGAAGGTTGCACGCTTTTTTTTGTTCTTACGACCGTCCCGGCTTTGTTCTCGGCGTAGTCATCCCGTGGTCCGCTGAGTTATGTCGGGTCGAGCACCGGATGTGATACGCCAGGTTCACGAGCGATTGTTGCTCGATTGGGAAGCGTATGGGCGAATGGCTTTTTCTCATTCTCCCCGGCGGTCCTTAATCTTGAGAGGCTCTTGGCTTCTCTCCTTTAAGGCGGGTGTCGGTGCAACTCGACGCTCCCGATCGTCCGTTAGATAATTGGTCTCTCGTTTCAACCATTCGTTCAAACTACTCGCCATAAATCCATTACGCCACACATTCATATCATTTTTGTTGCTTTTTAGGGATTTTGTCTTGACGTGGACATAACTGAGGCTTATTTGTACCACTAGGTGGATTTATCTGTGTCCACGAAAAATGCCTGGAGAAAGCAATGCCAATCGGAATCCCCGGTGCTCAACCGATGCGAGTCATTCGGCAAGAGCGTTTTGCACTGGCCGTCGCCCAAGGGTTGACGCTCGTAGAAGCAAGTGTCGCCGCCGGGTATAGCCCGAAGGGTGGCGCTCCTTACATGCGGTCAAAGAAACCCCATGTGGCAGCCCGCATCGAATACCTGCGGAAAAGAACAGCCGAAAAAACGGTGAACGCCGCTTCGGTGAGTCGCTCCGAGATTATTGAAAGCGTTCGGGCTCGTCGGGCACGCGCAGCCGAAGGAACGCCACTCGTTGCTCGTGACGGTACGCCTACCGGAGAGTCTCGCGAGGATTATGCCGCAGGGAACCGCTGCGACGAGATCCTGGCAAAGATGCACGGATTCCTTCTTGATGTCCATACGGAAGAGGATCTAAGCGAGGCGCTCAAGGACAAGAACATCGACGAGCTTCGCGAGCAGCTTGCAAGCGATATTCACGACCTCGATCCCAATCTTCACAAGCAGGTAGTAGAAGAGACCGAGGCCGATTGCGACGAAACCGCACCCAACGGTCACTCCCTCCAATAGCATTAAGCGAAGGAACAGATGCCTCACAACTCAGACTACGATAAAGAAACAATGCACCAGAAAAACAAAGGATCGACGCCCAGGGCAAAGCGAATTAAGGCAAACAAACAGCACGAAATTGAAGAACATGCTTTGGAAAGGCGAAAACAGTACCGCACTGAAGCATGGCACGCGGTAGCAGTGCATGAAGATCGAACAGCCGCCGCCAAGAAGGAAGTGCAAAAGACTGCAAAGCAAAACCCACGCACAATGAGCAGGAACGCGGCAAACATCTACGCAAACGTGCAAGACAACCGCCCAAAGGGAAGTCGATAGCGTGGAGGATGAGCGTGCCGCCGGAGAGGCCGCGCAACTGATCGAACGCATTCGGCAAGTGCGCGCACTCAAGGTGAACAAAGCCTTGATGTATAAGCCCTATCCGAAGCAGGCAGAGTTTCACGCGAACGGAGCAAGTTTCAGGGAACGCGGATTTCTGGCAGCCAATCAGTCCGGCAAAACATGGTCGGCTGGTTTCGAGGCTGCATATCACGCAACCGGACTCTATCCCGACTGGTGGGAAGGTCGCCGATTTAACAAGCCGACACGCGGCTGGGTTAGCGGAACATCTGCGGAAGGCGTCCGCGATACGGTCCAGCGGGTTTTACTTGGCGGGGAAACACCTGAAGGCTACGGCACCGGCACAATTCCTAAAGCCTGTATCAAAGATACAAAGCAGTCCAGAGGTGTCACGGGTGCCGTAGCTCAAATTTTTGTGACTCACGCAAGCGGCGGCACTTCGTATATTGGTGTCCGCAACTACGAACAAGAAATCGACAAGTGGGCGGGGGAATCCCTCGACTGGCTTTGGTTTGACGAAGAACCCCCGCGTGCTCACTACTCAGAAGGCTTGACTCGATTAAATGCCCGTGACGGTCTGGCCTGGATGTCGATGACTCCGCTGAAGGGAATGACTCAGGTTGTGGATATGTTCTATCCGCACCCGACCACATTTGACCGTGCGCTTACGATGATGACGCTTGAAGATGTCGGTCACTACACCGACAACCAACGCGAGCAAATCGTTGCGTCTTACGAAGAGTTCGAGCGCGAGGCCCGTACCCGTGGCATCCCGATGCTTGGATCAGGACGAGTCTTTGACTGCACCGAAGAGTCAATTTCAATAGATGCGTTTTCTATCCCGCTGCATTGGCCCGTACTGGGCACCATTGACTTCGGTTACGGCGGTCACCCAACGGGTGCTGTTGCAAGTGCGTGGGACCGAGACGCGGATTGCATCTATATCACTCACGCATTCAAAGAATCAAAACGAACGCCGGAATCTATGGCAGTCGATCTGAAACATTGGAACGAGGGAATGCCCTGGTCATGGCCGCATGATGGGCACAAGATTGGAGATCGAACCTCGGGCATTACCGAGGCGGGACTTTATCGCCGTGCGGGGCTTCGTATGATGCGAACACACGCCACGCACGCAGACGGCGGTCACGGCTTTGAAGCAGGTATTACGATCATGCTTGAGCGAATGAGGACAGGGCGATTCAAAGTATTCCGCCACCTCGAACCGTGGTGGCGCGAATATCGCACCTATCACCGTAAGTCGGGCCTCGTTGTGAAAGAAAGAGACGACTTGATGAGTTCAACTCGGGTCAATGCAATGTCGATTCGGTTTGGTCGTGCCGCAACCCGCACCAACAAATTTCCCAGCTTCACCGATCTTGATTACGACCCACTTGCAGGAGCGGCGTAATGAACCTCTTGGGTGGAAGCGAAGACGATGAAATTTTGAGTAAAGAAAAAAAAACAATAAAAGACGATGAACGGAGAAATGCAATGCAACGGGCACGAAAGAAAAAACTTGGGGGCGAAGGTTCAAGTATGCTCGCTGGTGGATCTGTAGAAGGAAAGCCTCTTCTTGGGCATAAGGTTTCAATAGGAAGTGGGGTGATGCTGTAATGGCGGGTGAAAGTCTGGACGAACTTATCGCGCGAGACTTTGCATACGACCCAATCGCCGCAGAGAAAAAATGGGGGGGAGGCTTTTACGGAAAGACGTACCGAGCAAAAAATCAGTCGTATGACGAGAACAAAAAAAAGTGGCGTCAGTCTGGAGACCCCCACAAGTCCAGAGCGCTGCACAAGAAAAAGAGTAAACATAGCTCGATCACGGCGACTGAAACCGTATCTGGCTCGGGCAAGAATTGGGAAGATTACAAACTGAAGGGCGCAGGCTCGCAAAGAAACAAAAAATATCAGGACATCCTTAAATCCGAAGCCGCCAACCTTAGAGGCGACTACGGTCCAGGCGATAGGCATCATAAAAAAGACCGCAAAAGGCTAAGGAGCGGCAGGGATTCTGTTAGAGGTTCGACTGCGGTTCATCTCCAGGGGCAAGAGCGGGCCGGAAGGAAGAAGAGGGAAAAGCGGGCCGAGAGAAGCGGGCGTCAAGCCCAATCGCTATTGGGCGGAAATGATACTGCGGAGCGCCGAGCAAATATGCTGAAAAGCGGTATGTATGGCCTTTCCGGTAGCAAATTTGACGCAGCAATAAAAAAGCAAGGTACGGGTGATAAAAGATATGCGTCGAAGCGGCGGGGTGCTGCCAGAGAAATAGGTCGGCAGGAAGAAGAACAACGACGACGGATTAGTGGAGGTTGATTTCCTTGCCCCCTAGATCCAAATACGAGTTCGTTAAAACACGAACCGATGCGATGATGTCAACTCGGTATAATTACGAGTCTGTATGGCAGAGCATCGCGGACAATTTGTTTGGACGTCGCGACTTTACATCGAGCCGTACTCCAGGCCAAAACCGCAAGTCTCGTATCTACGACGATACGGCAAGCCAGATGCTCGACATGCTGGCCGGGGCGATGCAATCGTTACTCGTCAATCCGGCAGAGCGGTGGTTTGCGTTGCGCTTTGAAAACGCAGAACTTAACGATTCCAGCGAAGCATCAGTCTGGTTGAAATCCGTCGAAGTCCGAATGGATCACGCGATCAAAGCCGCAACGGCCAATTTTAACTCCCAAGTGGCCGAGACGTTTATTGATCTAATCGGATTCGGCACGGGGGGATTGTTTATTGATGATGTCCCCGGAATTGGACTTCAGTTCAGCAATCGGCCTTTGCAAGAGCTTTACGTTATGGAGGACGCCGCCGGGATTGTGGTGGGTGTTGCGCGTTGCTTCAAGCTCACAGCCGATCAAGCTGTGGAAAAGTTCGGAGATAAGGCCAAAACCGCAACCCGTGCAATCGACCGCAAAGGCTTTGAAGACCGACACGATTACCGACAGCTCATAACCAAGAACAAGGATCAGAAGCCAGGACGTTTAGATGCGTCAGGTATGCCGTGGTCTTCGTTAATTATATCCGTTGAGGATAAAGCCGTGATGAGTGAAGGCGGCTTTCGCGAAATGCCGCTCATCACACCCCGATGGACTAAAGAACCCGGTGAAATCTACGGGCGAGGCTCTGGACACAACGCACTGTCCTGCGGTGGCGGGCTGAATGAGCAAAAGAAAACCGCTTACATGGCCGGTCAACTCGCAGTTGCACCGCCTCGCATAATGGAAAACGAAGCGGTTCTAGGCAGCGATGTTTCGTTTGCTCCACACGCGCTGATTATCGTCGATACGACTAGCAGTCAAATGAATCCGCCGATTCAAGAACTCCGTAGCTCAACTCGTTTTGACATCAGCAAAACCCTCCTAACTATGGATCAGGAAAGTGTGCGAGCAGCATTCCACTGGCCCCTACTGCAAGCACTGCAAGACGCGCGAATGACCGCAACGCAAGTGCTAGAGCTATCGGCCCAAACGCAACGCCATCTAGCGCCCATCCTTGGCCGGATTCAGACGGAGTTCCTCGACCCGATCATAGACCGGGTGTTTGCAATCGAAGCACGCGGCGGCAGGTTGCCCCCTATGCCAGCCGAGCTATCGGGAATAGCGGCAGATTACACCGTTGATTACAAGTCGGCAGCATTCAATGCTCAGAAGACTAACTCAGCAAAATTGGTAATCGACTTCTCTAGCGCAGTTGCCAATCTCAGCGCAGTGGATCAAGGGGTGCTCGATGTCGTGAACTTCGACGAAGGCGTTCGCGAATTAGGCATGGCCCTAGATGTACCTCCGTCAATGCTGAACTCTCCACAGCAAGTCGAAGAGAAACGACAAGCAAGCCGAGAGCTTGCCGAAGAACAAGCCGCCGCTCAGGAAATGGCGCAGAGCGTCGATAACATCTCCAAGTTACAAAAAACTCAATCTACGCCAAACAACAATGCGGTTGCTTAAAATGTTCGGTAGGAAGAAAAAAGAATCGCAGCTTGATAGCGATTATCAGGAAACATTCGAGACCGATGCCGGTAAACGAGTTCTCGATCATCTCTATCGCGAACTGGGATACGAGTTCAGTAGCACGCTCCCGTCTGACGGAAACCGAGATATTGGAAGTTTCAACGAAGGACGTAGATCGACGTGGGTTCTAATTGCACGAAGACTGCGAAAGAGCAATGAAGACCTTCGGCGCGCATTTGACGAATCGGAGCAACGTAGAATGAGGGAGATAGAACATGAGTGAAGAAACAGCGGCAGAGCCCGAAGGCGCATCTACTTCGGCACCATCGGAAGCAACGACGACCAGCGCGGCACCGGCAAGTTGGCTCAACGATCTTAGCCCTGATTACCGGTCGAACCCTTCGATCACAAAGTTTACGAGCACGAACGAACTGGCGCGAGGCTACATCAACGCAGAGTCCGCGATCGGGAGCGAAAAGATTTCGACGCCTCGGGAAGATTGGACAGAGGATAATTGGAACGAGTTCCACACCAAGCTAGGCCGTCCAATAAGTGCTGCGGATTACGATCTAGGAGACTTTGTTGCTCCTGAGTCTGGATGGTCCGAAGAATATCAATCCGAATTGATCGACGTAATGCACGAGTGCGGTGCTAATTCCGAACTTGTAGAAGCCGTTTTGAGTACCCAAGCTAAGTTTCAAACGGGGGATCACGAAACGAGATTTCAAGAAGCGGTTCAGCTCACCGATCAAAATGTCCAACAATTGCGAAACGAAATGGGGGCGAGCTTCGATGCTCAAGTCGATGGGGCTCATCAAGCGTGGAAGCAGTTCGCAGGGGATGACTTTGAAACTCTCGCAAACACTGAGCTGGCAGACGGCACGATAATTGGAAATAACCCGGCGCTCATTAGGATTTTTGCCGCGATTAGCGACGGTATGTCAGAACACGGTCTAGTCGGTAGCGATACGTCTTCACGCACCACGCTGTCACCAGGCGAGGCCGGTCGTGAGATTATGAGGGTCAAGGGGGACGAAGGTTTCCGCAAGGCGTGGCTAGACAAGGCACACCCTGAGCACGATATGGCAGTGCAACACATCGACAGTTTGACGCGCATGGAAATGTCAAACGAGGAATAGGAGAGAAAATTTATACCCCGGATAACCAGCACATTATGCTGGCCCGGTGCTTCCCAAGAGTAGGGCGTCCGTCGCAACGTATAAGCGATAGAACACGGTCCACTGTTTTGTGGGGAACCGGTTTGTTGAATCATTCTCATCAAACAGGAGACTCATAAATGAGTCAGACAATCGACGTTGCTTTTGTAAAGCAATTCACGGATGGCATTACGCTACTCCAGCAAGAAATGGGTGGGGCACTACGGGCTGGCGTTTCCGTAGAGGCCGGGATCAACGGAGACCGCGCGTTTTTCGATCAGATAGATTCGGTCGAAATGTCCGAAGTCACCAACCGTCACGGCGATACGCCACTGACGGACGTTCCGCACAAACGACGGATGCTTACGCTGAAGCCGTTCGACCTCGCGGACATGGTTGACCGTCCTGACCTCGTTCGCACTTTGAACGACCCGACAAACGCATACGTTCAATCGTTTGCACGGGCTGCCGGTCGCAAGGAAGACAAGATCATCATTGATGCTTTCGACGCTGTGGCTTCGACGGGTGTTGATGGTGCCGGAAGTGCGGCATTTGATACGTCAACCGTGATCGCTGGAAACACCGGCTATGAAATTGCTGTCGCTGGGACCAGTCTCACAACGGCAAAGCTCACCCAGGCGAGGGCGATGCTTGAAGCCTCTAACAACATGGAGGGTGGCGACTATCAATGGTTTATCGTTGCCAACGCGGCTGCCCGTAAGGGTCTTCTTGACGATACGGAGTTCAAGGATTCGGACTTCAATAGCGTCAAGGCACTTGTTCACGGTGAAGTGGATACGTGGCTAGGCTTCAAGTTCTTGAAGTCTGAGCAGCTTCCAATCGCCGGGAACAATCGGTCGGTTTACGCATGGTGCAAGCACTCGATTAAGTTGGGTGTCGGCACGGAACCTCGTGGACACATCGACGTGCGACCCGACAAGCGACATGGAACCCAGATCCGGTACGAGATGGACGAGGGCGCTGTTCGCATGGACGAAAAGGGCATTGTTCGCATTCTTTGCGACGAAACCCCGTAAGAATACTTGGCTGAGTATTGGGGTGCGGTGTCGTGCCCCGATTCTCTTCCAAACACGCGATGCGGTGACGTGTCGCAGGAGAAACAAACGAAATGCCTGATATTAATTCGAGTCAAATTGCATCGTTGGTCGCAAGTCCATCGAAGCGAACTGACGTCCGCACCAATGGCGGTCGACTTCGCACGAAGACCGCAATCATCGCCTTTGCAGGCACGCAGTCAGCCACTGACGTTGTTCGGTACTTCCGCGTGAAGTCCGGCGATGTCATCACGAGTCTGCAAATGTCCACTCTCGCTTCGATTACCGGGATGACGGATGTAAACTTCGGTCTTCACAGCATCAATGGTGGTGCTGCGGTTGACGACAATCTCTTCAAGGACGCACGGTCACTAGCTGCCCTGATCCTGAATGAAGAGTTGCGGGTTGGCGCGGCTTCGGCTTTGACGATTGCAACATCCGAGCAAGCGGTTTACGAGCTACTTGGACTCGCTGAAGATCCGAACCTTGAGTATGACGTCACGGCGACACTCGTTGCTGCGGGCTCAAACGTCAACACGATGTCATTGCGAATGACCTACACAGCAGGTGACTGATTCCTAGCTGCCGCTGGGGTGGAGGGTGGGGGAGCTTAAGTTCCCTTGCCCTTCACATAGGAGCCATACATGGCGTCCGATGTAGACATTATTAACGCGGGACTGCGAAAGCTGGGCGAGCAACCCATTACCTCGCGAACAGACCAATCGCCACAAGCGCGTATTGCAAACGCTACTTACGAAGAGATTCGCGATGCGTTGTTGCGTGGAAGTCCGTGGAACTTTGCGATGAAACGAATTTCTCTTGCAGCGGACACGGCAAAGCCCGCATGGGGTTTCGCCCGCCAGTTCACGCTACCTTCGGATAATTTGCGTCTTTACACCGTGAATAACGGAAGTGACGAAGAGTGGAGGAAGGAAGGGAATACAATCGTAACCGATTTAGACGCGCCGCTTCAGATTATCTACGTGGGCAGAGTCTCCGAGAATGATATGGACATTGCATTTAGAGAGGCGCTCGCGTCAAGATGCGCCTATGAGTGGGCCGAATCGTTGTCGCAAACGGGCACGGTGGTCGATCAGATGCAATCGCAGTTTCAAGAGGCATTGCGAGTCGCAAAAACTGCGGACGGTCAAGAGGATAAGCAACGCAAGATCGAGCAGAATAGTTGGATTACGGAGAGATACTTTTGAGGTTCTCCCATAAACAAGATGCGTTCAGCGGTGGAACTCTAGCGCCGGAAGTCCGTGGGCGTACAGACATTGATAAATACACCACTGGCGCAAAGAAAGTCGAAAACTTCATTGTTACGCCAGAGGGTGGGCTTCACCGAAGGAGTGGAACGCGGTATGTAACCGCTGCTGCTTCTAGTGGTGGGACTTCGATTCTCACCCCGTTTGTTTCTGGCGATGGCTCGTCGTATCAGCTTGAGTTTTCGCAAAACACGATTCGGATATTCTCGGGTACGAGCATCATTGAAATACCTGACAGAGAATTTGATTACCCGGCAGATCCTAAATTATTCGCCGACCCGGTGGGCACTGTCCCTAACTCTATTTTCAGGACTGGTCACGGCTATCGGGATGGGCAAGGCCCGTTTCGGATTACCACCGGCACCCCGCCCAATGGCCTAAGTTTCGGTGTTGACTATTACATAAAGCAGGACACTAACTCTACGATGTCGTGTCCCTCGGGCGTCGACATCGCTACCGATACGATAGGTACAAACGCCCCGCATGGCTACTTATCCCAAGCTGGCCCGTTCAGAATTAGGGGAATCGCGCCAACGGGAAACGATTTGGAATTTCCGGGGGGCCTTGATGGGTTTACAAACTATTTCGTCACCGTAGTTGATGCGGATCACTTTCAAGTGTCCACAGTATCAGTAGGCTCAATTATTAACATAACTTCAGCGGGTGTCGGAACCTTTGAGTTCTTCAAAGCTAAGGTCGGGCTCAGAGATAAATTTCAGCTTTCGCTAACACCCGGCGGCGCACCGGTAACTATTATCAGCAGCAATCAACCTCTTCCCTGGAATTTCGTGTCGAGTCCGTTAAGTCCTCCTGCGGACGCCTTGAAAACCGAGATTGCGACAACTTATTTAGATGACGAAATCCAAGATATACGGTTTGCACAGTCACCGGAGCGGCTCTACATCGTCCACAAAAACCACCGGCCAGCTCAACTGACGCGGATAATTCAAAGAACAACCGATAACCCCAATGGGGAGTGGCAGCTAGTCGACGTCGACTTTATCGACGGTCCTTTTCTGGACGAGGGTGATGGCGCTGCCACGACCACTAACCACGCTTTCTTGGGACGATGTTCCGTTACCGCATCGGATCTTGACGCAGTAAATGACGGAGCGGGGTTTGGTTTAGACGACATCGGGCGCATGATACGGTTGAACGATGCCGGAACGGCCCCCGGTTATATTATTATTGATAGCTTGCCAAGTTCGTTCAAAACTGTTGCAAGCGGGATCGTGTTCCAGACTATAGGAGGAGCCCCAGGGGCTCTCCTTGAATGGCATCTAGGGGCTTGGTACGGGGGTAACTACCCTACAACGGTGGCTCTAGCCGAGCAGCGTTTATGTTTCTCGGGCGAACCGACAATGCCAAACTTCGTGTCAACGAGTAACACAGGCTCGCTTAATGTGATGCGTACAACGGCAGTTGATGCCGCGAAGTCTGTAGTTGCTACTAACGGCGTGCGATTTGGTATATTCGACGGCCAAATCCATATCGTTCGTTGGCTTACGACGAGCAAAAAGCTGCTGATTGGCACTAACTCAGCAATCTTTTCATTACGCGGCACGCTTGACGGCGAACCGTTTGGCCCGAACAACACAAACAGTATTAAAATTTCATCCGTTGGCGTTAGTTCCCTCTATCCGGTCAATGTTGCACTCGAAACGGCCTACGTCACCAAAAATTCGCAGGGTCTCCGATCAATAGAAAGCAACGATGGGGCAGACTCCCGAGAAGAACAAAAACCATTTGATCTCGCGTTACTCGCGCGGCACGTATTTGGCCGCACTCTCTCTATCGTAGATATGGACTACCAGTTCGATCGGCGAAACATTATTTGGCTCGCGCGTAGTGATGGTGTCCTATTGGGCTGCACTTACGTTCCAGAAGAGAAAATCTTTGCGTGGCACACGCATAAACTCGGCGGTTCATTTAATAATAGTGGCGTTGTAGCGGATCATGGATTGGTCGAGTCTGTTTCGGTAGACAAAAATACAGGTGGATCATTCGATCGCGTTTGGCTAGTCGTTAAGCGTACTTTAGGTACTGGTGAGGGAGCGACTCAAGTCCGTCATATCGAGTTTTTTGAGGACGAATGGTTAGACGGGGTTTCGTCATCTCAGCAATTTGTGGACAGCCACCCCGCGCAGCATACTCCGTCGAGTGGCCCATCGGCGTCAACTTTCGACACCTTCGGGCACTTGATCGGAGAAACTGTTCAGGTGCTTGGTGATGGCGGCGTTTTGCCCGACGTAATCGTAACGGAGCCCACTTCGGGCATTGGGCGCGTGACAACTACAAAAGCCCACGCAAATTTAATTGCGGGTCTCGGCTATACGTCCGTCTTTGAGTCGTTGCCACTCGACTTGGATGACCCGGAAGGTGCTTCTATGGGGAAGATGGCACGTCCCGACCATGTTGTGTTGAGGCTGTTTGACTCGCAAGCCGGGGAAGTGGGTGTAAATCAATGGGATGGAAATGTCGCCAACTGGACAAACATAATCGAGCGTCAGGCGGGGGATGTGTTCGGCTCACCCGCTGCCCCATTCACTGGAGATATAAAGGTGATTCTTGACGGTGGTTTCGATCGCGAAAAAGTCATCCAAATACGTCAGACTTTGCCTGTTGGTTTCAACCTTTTAGCCATGAACGTCATGGGCAGTTCGGGAGCACGATAACTATGGCTGGATACGCGGCTGCCGCTCAAGTTGGAACTTCGATTCTTGGCGGAATTTTGGGATCGAGCGCGAAAAAGAAAGCCGCCAGGAGAGCGAAAAAAATAGCGAAAGCTGATGCCAAGGCTGTCCGAAAACTCGGGCCTGAAGAGGCACAACAAATACTGCGCCAAGGTAGGCGGCTGGAAGGTAGGCAAAGGCTTAATTTCGGCGGGAGTGGCGTCGATGTAAACTCTGGCACCCCGCTTGATGTAATGGCCGAAACTATTGCGGAAACCGAAATGTCCGCAATTCGTGCCATACAATCCAGAAACGACCAAGCCGCCTCGATCGAACGTCAGGGAAGCGCGGCCTCAGCACTTGCTAGAGCCAATGCTACCGGGTCAATTCTTAGCGGCGTTACGGGTGCGATCGGGGCAGGTGCCTCGTATTTGCAAAGCCAGGATACTTAATGCCGAAAATCCCACAGGTAGGGATCAATACCAATAAGATTTCGTACACCCCTACGGACCTGAATCAAGTTATTGCGGTAGGCAACGCAAATGCGAGGAATATCGAATCGGCGGCAGATTTAGGGGGGGAGCTTATAGGGTTCGCAGCGGCATATAATGACCGTCTAAACGCGCAAAAAGAGAAAGACGCCAAATACGCAGCGGAACATAAAGCCCGCCTGGACGCACAGATTGATCGCGATGCCGCAAATTCCGCGACAATAAAATTCAGCCAAGCGTCGGTCTCGCAGCTAGAGGAAATGTCCAACGATGATGATATTAACAAAAGCGCCGAGAAGTTTAATAAAGATCAAGAAAAGCTACTAGCAGATTTAAGCAAGGGCTTAAAGCCGCCCGCGTTGAAGATGTTTAAGGAAAAAACCTTCAACATTCAGCTTACGAACACAAAAAATGCTCAGATTAAGCAGGGAGAGCGCCAACAGGAACAAGGTCTCTCAGCACTAAACAGTAATGCCGAAGGGCTTTTGGTCTTAGCCGCCCAATCTGATGATCCTGCTATTAAAGCAATTTATGGTTTGCAAGCTCAAGAACTGTTTGCCGAAAGTGATTGGGTTCCGATAGAAAAGCGAGAGGGACAATGGGAAGATTGGCAGGTGAAGTTAGGGGCGCTCGAAAATCAAAAAGAGTACGACACTGTTTCTAATTACATCGAGGAGGCAATTCGCAATCCTTCTGAAGCTGATATAAATGTTGATGCCGCTGAAGAGGCATTGGAAGAAGCAACAACCATCAAGCCTAAGGAAAGAATTGTATTGCAGCGGTCCATCAATACCGCAAAAGACGCCGCCCAAACCGCTCGCGACAAGCTAGAAAAAGAAGTACAAGAGGCCGAAGCCTCAGACTTTGTTGAAAGAATAAACGACGAAGATCCCGAAACCGTATTGACCGTTCAAAACGTGCTGGATTCTACTCTCGACTTTAAGACCAAAGAACATTTCCTGGGTGAACTTGAAAAAAAGAATAAAGGCTTATTAGTTGGCGAAGGCAACCCAATTGTACAATTTGAGTTGTTACGCAGGGTAAACGATACGGAAGCTGACGATCACATTAACTCCGTACAGCAATTGATTCCGTTCCTCGGAAAAGGTGGTTTAAGCGGGAGTTATTTCCCCACCTTGCGAGACCGGGTTGAGGCTATGCAAGTTCCTGCAAACAAGATCAAAGAAAAAATGTTCGCCGAATATATGAAATCGGCTCTAGCCCTTTTGGTCACGCCGTCAAATGTCCCCAACAGCGACCCGGCAGGGCTGGCAGATTATTCAAGGTTCTACAATCACGCACGGGGATTATTTGACGATGGAATCAAAGAAGGTTTGACGCCGGACGATTTGCTCGATCCCAAAAACAAAAGATTCGTAGGTAGAAGCATCGGCAATTTCGTTTCGCCCCTGACCAAAAAGGTGCAAACAGCCGTGGATCTCATGTTTAAAGTTAAAGATACTATCAATAGTTTTAGTATTGCCCCTCCAGACGCGGTTGAAACTCCAAAGGCTACTACGTGGCAAGGTTTCCCAACATCACACCCAATGGTGGACAACGGAGATGGCACTGCAAGTAACGTCGTTCTCAGTAGTTTTTGGTTTGGAGATGAGACCGGAGGCAAGGAGATTGTTATTCCGACGATGGTGGACGGGAAACCGCTAACGGATGAGGAAGCCAAAGCCATTGCGCGCAAGCACGGCCTAGACAAATACCCTCAATTTGGTGGCACCCAGGAAGAAGCCATCGAAGCGGCTAGTAAATGGGCTGAAGAGAACCACGGAAATATCAATGAAGCGGGTCAATTGATTGAAAAGACTGAAGAACCCGAACTCGAAAGACTGCCTAATGAGACTTCGTGGCAGTGGTGTGCCAGAACGGGCCTGTGCCAGTGACAGACGATCTCGATGAACCGGGTGCCGGAGATGATCGGCATATAATTTCGCTACTACGCGAGAACAATTTTACGGAAGATGAGATTGCGGCCCACATCGCCCCGACTGTTTCGGCTTTAGAATCTGGCGGTTATACGGAAAACGAAATTGCGAGGCACTTCTCGCTCCCGACCATACCGACATTCGACCCAGAACCAATCCAAGAACAGTTTCGCGAGTCGATCAAGGAACTAGGCCAGAAGCCAGCCGGCGCAAACGGCGAAGCCACGGCAGACGGCGAAGCCACGGGAAACGCAGACTATACGTTCTCGGAACTGGTTACGAACTTCCTATCGGAAACGCCCAACTCGGTGCCGTGGCCTCCGGGTATGGAAGGCGCTGGGCCTGACAAGGTAGGTGAAGAAGGAGCGGATTTCGCTACGGCGGAAAGGCTCGTACACCCTTTTAATGTTGGTGCCCAGCAATCCATTGCGGGGATGATGTTACGCGAAAAGACGCCTGACCAACAACTTGCGGAAGATGCGGCTGCATTCGATCGTATTGCCTCCCAGCTAACCACAGTTGTCCTAGACCTTCCCGTTTACTTTACGGGCGGGGTCATGGGGGCTGCTTCTGGTGGCGGGTTATTCAGCGCAGCGACCGGCACAGCCGGGGCTTTCGGCTTACATGCCGGGTTGAGAAGCGTTTTGATGAATCTCTACGAAAATGGGAGCATTCAAACAAGCGAGCAGTTCGTCGATGTAATGAGCGCGGCGTTGATTGATACAGCCAAGGGCCAGGTGGTCGGCGGGTCCGTAGGGGCCGTTGGGCATTTCGTTCCATTCGCTGTACCGCAAATCATGGGCAGCAATAGGCTTACGCCCCTTGTCTCCAATTCTGCGGGTCTAGCGGCAGAAGTCGCCACAATGGTAGGTGTTGCCTCCGCATTAGAAGGCAAAATCCCCAATTGGCACGACGTTACCGACGCAGCCATCATCCTTAGCATGTTAAAAGCCGGACGGGGAGGTGCGAAAAGGCTCCAACCTCATCTCACTAAAGCGTTCGCCAAGACGTATGCGACAACGGGTCGAACGCCGGAAGAGGTTTTTCGTGACCTGCAAAAACGCAAAGATATTGAAGAAGACATCCTATCGGTCAATTTCGACGCGGAGCCTCGCGCCTACCGCGCCAAAGAGGTTGAGCCCAAACCAGAAGACATAATTGTTGAACTAGAAAACAAGGTTGGGCCTGAGACAGCGGCGGCATTGGCAGGCAAAGAACTGCCAGTCCCTCCCCCCACCCCCGAAGCCGCCGGAGTCGCCGAAGCAAAGCCACGCTTTGAGCACACGGAGGACGTAGAGATTGTTAGGCCGTTAGCGTCTGACGAAATACACCCTGAAGATGATCCTAATTACAGGCAGGAGGTTTTGGACTGGTACATCCTTCGGGACTTGCTGGAAGAGAACGGCTTTGACGTAAATAGTTATCGGATTCCTGAAGAAAAGCTCGCGGGTATGAACGAGTTTGAAATACGCAGAGCACAGGAGATGCTCTCTGAATTAGAGGACGCCTCGCTGCCGCTAACCGAAGGGATGACATCAGGGCAATTCGCGGATTGGGACGCCGAGACGGATTGGGACGCCGAGACGGGTCTTGATAGACTTCCGCAGAAATTCACCGCCGACGAAATAGCCGAGAACACGGCTGCGAAGCGAAAGATGCTAAGAGAGAGGCTGGGGCTTCGTGTTGTTGATGACGCCCCCACCCCCCGCCCCGAAGCCCCGGCAGGCGCCGAGGCACGCGAGGCAGTCGAAGCCATCAAGCGCATGAAGGTGGCAGAGTTGCGCGAGGCTGGGCTCATGCCCGCAAAGGGTGGGCGCAAGCGTGACCTACTGGAAGAGGCTGAGAAGCGGCTGGAAGAAGCGGAACAAGGATCAGTCGACCCCGAGCAACCCGCCGAGCAAAGTGTGGAATTCCATCAATTGAGCACGCCCGAGGGCGCAATTATGGAGAAGATGTTTCGCGGAGAAAAAACCAAAACTCTGTGCATTAAATGCGCGACCCAACTTGCCCATAAGATTGAAGGCGAAGTTGTTGAAGGCGTTTTGGATGGTCGAACCCCAGAAGGCGAGAAAAAGCGAATCCTACACGCTTGGGTCGAAAAAAATGAGATCGTGTATGACGTTGACTCAGGTGCGGTTCTTTCGACGGAAGAGTTTTACCGGAACCTTAACGTCGAAGAAACGCACAGGGTAGATGGTCAAGAAGCCCACGCAAAGGCGGTCAAAGATAAAAGGGTTTCGTTCCATACGCCCTCGGACCACCCTGCGTTGTCCACCCCCCGCGCCGCCGAGGTAATGGATCGTCCTAACCCGATGGACTCGCTACCAGAGGAGGTTCGAGATAATCCCTTAACGCAGCGGTTCAGAGAAGTTTCGGATTCTGGTCGGTATGACATCAGAATAGAAACTGTAAATCGTGACTTTAGCGACACGCCAATAGCTCAAGCGGAGGTTACTGCTGACCCGAAAAATTATCGGTTCATAGTTCACATGGAACCGAAACCATCCCCGCATTGGAAAAAGCATCCTGACGGTAATTTTTTCTACGACGAAAGAATATCAGAGCTAGTCGAAACGGAAAAAGGTTTCAAACAAGTCACGCTAAAGCCAAACTCAGGCTACTCGAACTCTGTCCCATTTGAAGAGGATAGCGGATACATCTATCGCGGCGTTTCCTATGAAGAGATGCAATTCATTCTCAGGGAAGGGAAGATCGAATCTACCGGGTCGGGTAGTTTTGAATCACAGCAAGGCCAGACTAGCTACGCGGTCAAACCGCATACAGCCGGAAGCTATGGCGGCAGCTTCTCGTCATGGGACAAAAGCCCATCGGATGGCAAACCCGGCTATGTCATCAAGGTCGAGACCCCGGAGAGTGGCCTAGTCACGGATGACCCGAAAACTGTTATTGAAGGTTATGAGGTCGGCGTGCGGGGTTCCGTTGCCGCTACAGAAATTGTATCAGTCTCGGAACTTCGCTCCATGACAAATTCCGCAGGCAAGACGGAAATCCTCACAAACCAGTGGGGGGAATGGGTTACAGGCTCGTCAAGCGCGCCAAGCCCCGGCATCGTATTCGGTAAACCTCAAGCGTTCGATGAATTTGTGGCGAGCGCGAAGGCCACCCCCCGCGCAGAACTTCCGAAGGCAGAGCCGAAGTTTAGCGCGGAGGGTGTAGAGGGTCTTAAACTTGGCGATCGGGATGCGGCTGCTGATATATGGGGCAATGTAAAGACCGGCGAAGGCGTAGAGCTTGACGTTCATAGGGGCAGCGGACGAGAAGAGTCTGATTCTGTCTACGCGGCAGACGCCAACGGACCAGCCTTGGGCGAAGGCAGATATTCTGCACTAGAGAGTTCTGTTGCCGAGAGGTTTGGGCCTGACGTAGAGTCGCTCACTGTCAGACTTGAAAACCCATACGTTCTTGAGTCGGATGGTCAGATTAAAACCCTTGCTGGAATGAGCAAAAGCGACTCTCTTCCGATGAAAGTTGCGGATTGGGTTCCAATCCTGAAGAAAGTGCGCTCTGCTATCGAGTCTCTCGGTCACGACGGGGTGATTGTCAATGTTCGTCTGTATCGTGACTTTGACGAGTCCGCCGGTATCGACAACGTAAAGCGACTCCGCGAGGTGTTTGGGGCTTCACAAGTTGTCGAGTTTGCCAAGAAGCCCGCAGTACCAGAAGCTACCGCCGAAAGCATAGCCCCCAGTGGAACCATAGACCTAGACATATCAGATTACGCGCCGCCCCGCGCTCCTGCCAAGGGTACGGTTGAAGCCCCCGCCGCCCCGCCCTCCGAACCGCCCACACCCCCGAAGCCCCCCGCTCCACCGGGAGGCGGCGAGCCACCAAGCGAGCCACCTCGTGAACCGAACACGACAAAGAGCGCGACAGATCAAGTCAAAGAACACATATCGTTCGTTGCTGCTAAACAGAAAAGACGAAGCCCTCGCGAGTTCTTTGAATCCATTTATGCAGACTGGTTTCACAATGAGTTTCCACTTAACAAGTTTGTGGCTGAAGCGGCGGGTGGCAAGGATGCGCTGCCAATTTTGGACGACCCCGCAAAGCTGATGCAGCTACTACCGGCATCGGAATCCAGGGCAACAAGTTTCCTTGAATACGGGCCGCGTGACTTCCACACAAATGCCGTTGTAGGGCGTAGCTTCAAAGATATTCTCATGCCGATTTCCGGCAGACTAAAAGACTTCTCAGCTTATATCATTTCCAAGCGCACGCTAGAAGTTGCGCGGGTAGACGATGAGGGTGTTTTAACCTCACGGACGGGCGTCGACTTGGATATTGCCCAGGGTACAGTGGAAGAAGGCCGGGAAGAGTTTGAGTCTATCGCAGTGGAACTTGCTGAGTTTCGACATCACATCCTTGAATACCTGCGCGATGCGGGTGTGCTGAGCCCTGAGTTATTTGAGTTGTTGCTCGCTACAGGAAAAAACTACGCCCCCCTGAATCGTGTGATGGAGGATGACCAGTCAATCGCTCGCAAGAAGCTAAGCGGAAGCGGCGACAACCCATTATTCAGGTTTTTCGGCAGCGAGCTTGACATTGTAAATCCACTTGAATCAGATATTAAAAACACTTATCTGTTCATTAAAGCGGCTGACAAAAATCAAGTAGGATTGATGCTCACAAGACTTGCGGAAAAACATGGGCGTACTGACATCGCAGAAAGGGTGAAGACGAAGATCAAGCCTATCAAGGTGGATGCGAAAGAAATAAAGCGTGCCATTAAGAAGTGGAGCGAAGAGATAGACTTAACAGAGGCGGAAGCTGAACTTCTGGAGGAGTTCGCCGAATCCGAGCTGACTATATTTCGACCCAACGGATTCAGCAAGCAGCCGGGGCAGATCGCAGTTTTTGACGGTGGTGTGAAAACTATATGGGAAATTGATCCTGAAGTTTATCGAGGGTTCGCTCCGGCAGAACCAGCCAGCCAACATATTTTTTGGAGGGTCGCACGGGCTGCTGCAACAACTTTGCGCGCTGGCGCGGTACTCGCACCGGGGTTCATTGCCCGCAACCCGTGGCGCGATCAATTTACGGCGGGGTTATTTTCTGAAAACACTTACATACCATTTGTTAATGTGTTTTCCGGCTGGGGGTCTTTAGTTCTAAAAGATGATGCCTTTCAGGACTTTCAGGTAAGCGGGGGACCACAAGCATCACTCGTGTCTCTGGACCGTAAATACACGAAAGAAACGCTTGAAGAGATGATGGGCACAGGTGGCGTGGTGCAATCTGTACGGAACGTCGTAAAAACCCCGCTTGAAACTTTGCAGGTTTTATCAGAGTTTAGTGAATTGGGAACTCGTGTCGGAGAGTTCAAAATCGCTATGAAGGGCAAAGAGCGGACCAAAGAAAATGTCTACAAAGCGGGCCTGGACGCTCGCAATGTGGGACTCGACTTCAATATTCTTGGCAAAATGTCAAAACCCGTGAACATGCTAGTTCCGTTTTTCGGGGCGGACTTGAATGGTAGTAGAAGGTTGGTTCTCGAATTTAAGAACAACCCGAAGCGAGCAACGATGAAGGTCACTCCGTTAGCGATCGGATCGCTCCTTCTGTACCTAAACAACCGTGATGAAGATTGGTATAAGAATCTACCAATTTGGGTGAAGGAAACTACTTGGCCGGTAAAAATCGGCGATATTGTCTACAAGTTCCCGAAGCCGTTTGAAGTCGGAATGCTCTTTGGCACGGGGACTGAGAAGATCGCAGAAACGCTGATAGAAAAAGACCCCGATGTGTTCAACGAATTCCTTTTAACGACGTCTCAGGATTTTGTCCCCGGCTTTTTGCCTACCGTAGCGGTTCCCATAGCAGAGGTCTGGGCAAACAAGAAAACTTTCCAAAAGACGCCGCTAGTCCCCGCTTACTTAGAAGGTTTTCTCTCCCCTCAGCAGTTCCATCCCTATACAACGGAATTATCGAAAGCACTCGGAATGGCAATTTCTGAATTACCAGGGCTAGACGATTCCTTCTTGTCATCGCCGATCGTATTGGAAAACTTCGTTACTGGTTGGGGGGGTGGCGTGGGGCGAATGGCGATGCGCCTCGTGGACAAGGCGGGGCGTGAATTGGGCATCCTGCCAAATAACGAAAAGATACCAGAGAATCTATCGGACAACCCATTCATACGTGGATACCAAGTTCGTCAACCTTCGATGGGAACCTATTACATCACGGAATTTTATGAGAAATCATTCCGTGCCCAAAAAATATCTGAAACCTATAAGCATCAGTTAGCAACTATGGATTTCGATGAATCCCAGGCTCTTTTAGATAAATACGGAGACCTTTCCATGATTGATTTTCAGGGGTTGAGATCGACCGTTTCAGACGTGTCCCGACTAATTCGCGTAATATCGAATCCGAAAATAGATATTCCCGTGGAAGAGAAGCGTCAGATGATAGACCTTTTGTACAGGCAAGCTAATGAAGTGGCTAAAATTGGGCTGGAAGCAATCGAATCGTTAGAAACAGATCCCGGCGTTGGTGCGTCGAACACCTTTTTTGAGGATGAAAAATGACAGTATCGACCACGACGCAAACCAAAAGGTACGTCGGCACTGGCGCAAACACACCGCTGGCTACAGTCTTTGCGTTTTTCAAGGACTCCGACGTAGAAGTGTGGCGAAGGATAGAGTCAACAGGAGTTTCCACCCTGCTAGTACGCGACACCGATTACACCGTGAGCGGCGGCGGGGCTTCTGGAAACCAAGCGTCATCTACTGGAACAGTGACCCCCGTAGATGGCGTTACGAATTTCCTCGCTACTGATACGTGGGAGATTCGTCGTAATATCCCGATTTTACAGACCGACTTCGCCGTAAACGAGGGTGATCCTTTTGCCGCATTATCCGTCGAAGGTGCTTTTGATCGCGCTGTAATGCAAACGCAGCAATTAAATAAGTGGGTATTACTGGATCAAATCTCGTCGCTTGGCGGTGTCTCTGGAATGTTTGTTCATACGCCGGATAATTCCGCATGGACCGACATCTACGATTCTGTGCGCCTTGAGTTCTACGGGGTATTCCCGACATCAGCGGCTCGAATGTTGGTTTCTGTACGCGACAACGGAAGTGCAAGCAGCTCGGGTTTATCCAGTGTGGTCTCAACGGTTAAAGGTTCCGACTCGTCGACATCTATTGCAACCACAACCGATTGGGGCACCGATTCTACGGTGCTCATTGATCCCGATCCCGAATCAGCGGTAAACGGCTCAATCACGTTTCACGCCCGAGATAACAAACTATTCGGCTCAGGCCAATACGTTTACAGGGATAGCGTTTCTTTTGGTATAGCGGGGGCTAGTGTTTACTTTGTTGGGAGTGGCCCTTACACGAGCTTGGAGGGGTTCCATTTTGAGCCGACAGGAGGCACGTTCGTCGGCAAGTTTAGATTCTGGGGACTACCAAACCGATGAATCACACACCCATAAAGGGGGAAATCCATGACCGTCACTAGCAGCGTAAAGACAGTGAGATACGACGGCACTGGTGCCGCTGCCTCACTGGATACGGTGTTCCCATTTTTCTCGGCAGAAGAAGTGGAGGTGTGGTTACGAATAGAATTGACCGGTTTTGAGTTTCTACTCACAAAGGCACCGGATGGAACAGTATCCGGGCACTATCAACTGACTGGCGGCGGCGTGGACGGCCTACAATCGTCGTCATCTGGAGTTGTAACCGTACTAGACCCCCCAACTGATTTTTTTGTAGGTATTACGTGGGAAATCCGTCGTGCGGTTCCGCTGTTACAGACCGACTTTGACACAAACGAAAGTGATTCGTTTACCGCATTGTCTATCAATGGTGCGTTCGATCGAACTGCCATGCAAAAGGAGCAAGTCAATCAATTTGAATTACTTGCTGAAGCCAGTAGCGACCCCGGCGGTTCTGTACTGACTCTTAATGTCGCTGGACTTGTGGGAGATGATTGGAGCGACACCTACGATTCCGTGATACTCGAACTTATTGGCATCTACCCGGTAAAACAAGATATGGCTATTAAGATCAGAACATTGCCGTTAGCGACCGGGACACTTCAGAGCTTAGTTTCAACGTCATTAACAGATGTTGGCGGCGTTCCGCTTACGTCCATCACTCAACCGGCAGGCACGTGGAGCACTGACCCTGGCCGGTTTGTTGGTAATAATCTCTTTTCGTCTGTGAATGGCTCGATTACATGCCACGCGAAAAACGGTTTAATCCACGCTTACGGAGAAGTCGTCTATAAGAACCATCCCGACACAGTACCCACCCCCAGGAGCGGGTCCGTTGCAGGGGCACGTTTGTATTGCACCGGAGTCGGAGTTGTTCCGATGGGCGGTTTCGTAATTGATGGGTATGGGGTTGCGGCGACCGTTTCAGATGTAGTAGGGCAAGCGAAAGTTTGGGGTTTACCGAAGGGATACCAGTATCTCGATTAGTTTTCATATAGGGAGTTGGAAGATGAAGAAATATATTGCGTTAATGGCCTTGGGGTTTCTCATGGTCGCATCAACTGCGGCGAGTGCTGCGGATTGGAAAAGCGAGGTTGGTGGAACAACAAAAGTCACCACCCTGAAACCTGAAGGAATCGCCTACGTGGCTACTGCGGGCGCTAACTCTGAGGTTATCAGTGTCCGTTCCTGTCCAGCAATCACGTTCGTAGTCTGGGGTACTGGGGCGAGTGTTACGCCGCAAATGTGCCTTACTCGGGCGTGTACGACGGCAAAGCCCCTAGACACGACGCCTTTAACCGGAGATACAACGGCTGTTTTTCTAGCAAGCGTCATGCCATTAGAATTCGTCCGGGTGGCGACTGCAAGCAGCGTCACGGTTTCGCTCAAATGCGGAGCACGATAAGGAGGTTAGTCGCATGAAAATTTGGCTTTTAATAATTGCCATTGCGATCCTCTTCCCTGGTTCACTTTCCTACGCCGCCCCGACTGGGATTGTTATCGGTGGTGGTGGTGGTGGTAGCAGTGTTGCCGATTGCAAAGAACACAGCGTGACATACATTGAAACCGCTGCGGTGCACGCTCATTCGGTCATCATCGGTACGGGCGCGCAGTTGGAAAACGACGTAACTGACTTCGTTATAACGGCCAGCTCCGTAGGCTGGGGCAATTGTTGGGAGTGGGATCCCGACCCAAACAAAACCGGTATCCAATATAATGCCGCCGCAGCGGGTTGCACTCAGCCTTCGCCTGTAAACATTAGGTTTGAGTTCCAAGTCAGCGGTTATTCAAGTGTTGCAGACTCGGCTTTAGGGATTACGGCAACAACCTCTCTCGTCGCAGGCAACCTAACTTTATTTAGCGGAATACGTGGAACCACAAGCCAAAGCGCCGCAACGTCTATCAATTCGGCTGGGAAATACTTTGGCTTATCCTCAATGGGTGTTTTTGAAGGTGAAGTAGTCACGGGGAAACGGTTGGCGCTAACCGCGCAGGCTGCTGCTGGTGGAGCGTTTACGTTCTCGACCAATGCAAGTATTCGGATGACCGTTAAAACGATGAGTTGTTTGGCCCCGTAATGGACGAAGAAGTCATTGCATTACTCCGTCGAATTGAGGCGAACCAAGAGGAGCCAACATTCAACGGATGGCGTCAGACGATTACAATCATAGTTGCCGTTTGCGGCGTTGGTCTGACGTCGAGTGGCGCAATCTATTCTGTGCTCTCTGATCGGATCGAACGTCACGAGTCGAGGATGTCACACGATGGTACGGCTGGATGGATTGAACGGCTGGATGAACGGACTCGGACTAATGCACACGGCGGTCGATCAGGTCGCTGAAACAACACAGGAGAACTAAATGGAATTTTTGAAAACGCTACAAGCACTTGACTGGGCCGGGATCTTCCAGGCTGCAATTTCGGTGATCGGTGCCTTTTCTGTCATCGCGACTATGACGCCGAACAAAAGTGACAATATCATCAGCGACTTTTTGTTGCGTTGCGTGAATGTTTTGGGTGGTAACATAAAGAACGCATCAAATAGCGAATGAGTGAGCTGCTTGCGCTGCTGCTGGCATTTTGCGCGGCTTTGGTGCTTGCACTGGCTGGCTGGCTTCGGGCATCCAAGAAGCATGGCAGACTGGAGGGCAAATTCGATGCGGGACGTATTCAGTTGGAACGGACGAAGCGTGTCCTCGCGGAGCTGTCGCGTAAGGTTCCTCGCGGTCTCGCCCTTGCTGCTCGGCTTCGGGCTCGGATGCTGCACAAGTCCCCCGACGATAGGCCCGATCCCCCAGTGCCCTGAGCCGACAGACGCCATGCTCCTAGAGCTTCTAGCCGATCAGATTCCCACCGCGACGGCTGATTACATTGGCCGGGTTGAATTGCTGTGCTCGGCACTTCAAGTGCTGGACGAGTGAGCCATGTCGCCGACTGAGCGCGAATGGGGTGAACAAAGTACCAAGCTGAACCAGTGCATACATCAACAACGGAACCTGCGTATGATAATCGAGTCGATTTTGGAAGAAGCCCACGAAGACCGTGCCGCAATCGCTCGGCTGAATGTCATGCTCAAGACAACGCTGTCAGT